CGAACGTTCCTATGATGGCCGGTGTGTTCTTAAATATATTAATCATATGTATGGTGTTAACAATACCTTGATTTAGTGTCTCATAATAAGCCATGATTGAGACCTCTCCGATGCTGCGCTCTAGAGATAGATTATCAATAAGCCATATGGCCTCCAGGGCGCCTGAACGTGCATATTCTTGGAGTACATTTCTAACTATTCGTTCTTGCATGCGCTGGGTAGTAGTAGCGAGATCGAGGTCGGGCTGTATGTATACGAGAGTGACGCGTTGGGACTGTAGTTGTTCTAGGAGGCGCAGAATGCCTCCGGCGATTGTGCCGGATCCCGCCAGTGCTACGATTACTTCCTCTCCAGGTGGAAATTTTAATTTTCTCTTAAGGTTGGGAAAGCTCTCATCATAAGCTTCGTGGGTGTCCCTAGTACGGATGGTGATATCTGCCTCTTTTGAGGTATCAATACCGTAGGTTTCATATTGCGGGAACTTAGAGAAAGCCTTTGCAATATTGCAGCCTGCGTTGCCAAGCCCCACTACTCTCATTCCTCTTGCACCCACTCCAAAATGAATCCCATTTCAAAGCCGCCGCGAGTAATGCGCTTGGCGTGGGTCGCTGCCATTACTTCACTGTCTTTGATTCCCAGGCGATTGCAGATAAAATGAAAGATCTCCATAATGTCAGCGGCCTCTTCGGCACAGGGGTCCTCAACGAATTCCTGAACTTCCTCTTGAAGCTTCTTCATCGCGTAGTCCTTGAGGCGATCGCCCCTCACTTGGCACACCGAGAATTCCTTTCCGGTCTCCTCGATGATCTCGGGGATACGATCCCTGACTAGCTTCTGGTAAATCTTGTTCATATCTTGAGTTCTTTCATTTCTCCGAGATTCCTTCCGGCGGAGACGTTAACCTTGAACATATCATACCGTGTTTTCCTGAACGTGTCAAGCAAATTCAGCAACTCATTTCGATCTTCGTCGGCGAGGTCGATATACACAGCGTCGTGAATAAGAAATGCGATGTGGCTCTTTCTCCCCTTCAAAAGCTCGTAGACTTTATAAGCCTGTTCGTGCACCATATCGATTGTGGTGCTTTGAACAATGTAATTGAGCGCATGATGCTCGTCTACATTCTCTATTATTCTACCATAATCTGTCTCAATTTTTAAGCCATCCCAGTACTTATCCCGGACTATTTTCTTGTTGTAGAGACTCTCTAAGTCCTTGTTTTCCTTATTAGAATACAACCACGCGAAGGTTTTCACTTTGGCTTCTTCGCGGCTGAGTTCACCATCGAAAACGTTCTTGACATTCCAATTATGGATGTCGTTCTTGGGCTGTTCAACGCCGGCGAGAGCCAGAAGCACCCTCAACTCTGCTGCATTAAAGTCAAGCTCCACCAGCCAGTCGTTCTTTGGTTTAATGCACGCGCGGAACTCTTTGTTCATCGTGAGAATGGGTAAACTGTTTGGGTTTGTTGATAGGCGCCCTGTGATCGTGCCCCATGGGTTATAGTCGCACACGTGATTGACGGTTTGCAGGGTGCGGTGAAAGTTCATGCCGCGGACACTGCTCAAAAGATGCTTGATTGGGTTGATGTCAATGCTGATGGTCTGAGAACGGATGCTAGAGAGCATTTCCACAAGGTTGTACATGCAGTCATAGTTTGCCGGCCTAGGGTAGGTCTCCAGAACGTGCCCTGTGATCTTATTTTTCGCCTCTAAATATTGATATAGAAAGAATTCAGGCAAGACATCATAAAAACAATTTTCATCTAAGGAAAGGTGAGAAGTTCTAAAGGCCTTGAGGCACGATTTAAGGGTCTTCTTGATCTCTTCCCAGTCCGCCTTCATATCTTGCGGACAAACCTCTGTAAGGGCCGCTCCTTGGCTGTAGATACGTCCTATCTCGTAGTGATCCCCCGGCAGGTGCTGGGAATACTCCCACGTTGCTCCTTCGGTAGGCAAGATAGGTGTCGGGTTAATAATATTGGCTGCGTAAAAACCGATGCAATCAGCCTTTGAATCTAAAACTTGAAACAGCATTACACTGCTCCTCTCTTAATATAGGTTCCGATCCCGAGATGGAGGCGGGTTCCGATCCCGAGATGGAGGCGTGTCCTTACCGGTTGCCTTCTCACTGCCGATCGGCGGGGGGCCAACGGTCGGGATGGAGGGTGCCGTCGGGGTGTCCGGCTCGGGAGGCTCGGACCAGACAGAAGGCGCCTGGGCTTCGGGTTCTGGCGCTTCAAATATACTGTTATCCTCAAGCGCGATTCCGCCCTGGTATGCTGCTGTACATAATGGTTCTGCACCTAACTCAACTCCTGTGTCTATTATATCAGTGATACGGAACTTGTCAAGGTCTATTTCTCTATTAATATTTCCGTAGTTCACTGGGTATACATACACTCGATAAATCTGATTGATAAAATCGAGCACGTTTCTCATAGCGGTATACTTTTTATTGGGCCGCTGGGCGTATATATCATAGGCCCGGTGAGCGGCGCTCTTTAAGGAAGGATAGCTGTACTTACTTTCCGCATGACGCAAACTAATATATAAATCAATTAAAAATTTATCATCGAGGTGGTTTACGAGTGCATCCGTTGATCGATCTCGAAATCCACTATGATCTAGATACGGGTCGTCGGCACAATTGGGCCGGAAGAGGACTTTGCTTTCCGCGTAAAGTGGCTTTTTTAATATCAGGCGTTCGTAGGCACGTTCAAATATATATCGGAGACCGTCAAAGCCCTTTGTGTAGGCTTTGTTATAATAAATACTAAAGAAGTTACTTTCATTTATATTATAGAGTAATCCGTCAATCTCTATTTGATAAAGATCGGTATAATAAGAAAGACCGCTGGTAAACACATCGGCCGTTAAAACCCACGGCATATTTTTGTCCACCAAGAACCCATATTTTTTAGCAGCTCTCACATAATAGTCAAAATTAGGATCATTAATATAGTCTACATATTTGGGATAATCATCAGCAGCAGACTTGCGAGATATTGATAAGGTGAGTCCTGAAATATAAGAACTTACATTATTTGAAAGATAAAAGCTTTCTTGGTTAATGGGATAGGTTTCTGCTACATACAGAAGATAAGATCTAAACAACGGAACAAAATCAGAAATATTTTTTATAATCTTGTCTCCTCGATCAATGTGCTCAGACGCAAACGCGTCACCTAGGCTATCAATAAAAGCTTTCCACTTCCGTGACGGATCACTATAGCCCCGGACGGCCTTAATATTCCATAATTCCTTATTACCATTACGTGCCAAACAATTATTTAAAAACGCGTCCTCCATATGTTCCGCGAAGGCATGAAAAGCCTGTTCCACAAAATTTAAACAATAGGTATTCGAAGTTGTGGCTTTACGTACTGTTACCAAGTTAGACCGGTCCGCTACAATAGTGTTCTGGCATCGGTCGACTCGTCCAAACAAGTTTTTATTATACCACGTATCTAGAGGTAAGGGAAGCCCATCTTTATCGGGATAAACAGCCTCTTTATAAACACTTCGTTGAAAGAACTTAGCACTAGTGGCTAAGTTGTTCTGGCCCTGAGGATTCTGGATATCGTTGAAAGTATAGGGAAAAGTATATTTATCGTTTTCACCATATCGCGGCATTAGTCAGATCTCCTCTGTAATAAGTAGGGCATCCGCCGTTTTATAACTTGTCTGCTGGCTTTACGCCGGCGCCGCCGGCGCCCGACTCCGTTGTCGGAAGATTTTGTTGGGCTTCCAACTCTTGCTCCATTTGCTCCCACCGTTTCTCCTCAGCTGTCTTGGGCTTTTCTTCGTTAGGGTTGTCGGAAGGGCTTACTGTATCGTTGTCCTCATAAAAGCTTAGACTTGTGATCTTATTCTTTGACATACTCATCCCCTCTTGGAGCGCCTCCACCGTAACACTAAAGCCGGCTTCACTAATAGTGTGAGCTACCTTGCTTACAAGATGATAACCGCCAATCCCCAAAATACGAGCCAGGTTAGGAGTTGTACCCTTAGCTTTGCGATCGCCGAGTCCCACCCCAATGGGCTCGATATATAAGTACTGTCCGTTTTTGTGCAAAGTGTTACCAATCATCTCCATGGAGACCGTATAAAGCTCTCTCAATTGTGTAGCACTTAAATTGCCGCGTTTGCTCATCCGGGCTTCACGATAATAGGGCATGTCCATCCTATTAAACTTAATCGTTTTATTTAGTCCGCACGCACTTCCGAGATAATAGTGATAAATACCGTTCTTAAGGTCTGTATCATAATCCCCAGTCCGGGGTCTCGACGCAGGACTATAAAAGATAATGGTAGGAATCACATTCTTCTTTCGAGGCTGAAGTTGTTTGCGGCTTCGCTGATCAGCTAGCTTTTTGGATGCGCCTATTTTGCCAAGCGAAACTTCTTGGCCTTTATAGGAGTTAGCCAAATTAAATGTAGTAATATCAAATTTTAAATGGTACTGTAAGGTGTCTTCAAAACATATACTATTGAACGCCTTGCCAATCAGGTTGGCGGCAATGTCCTTTATGAAAGACAGCAGCGTATATCCCTCTCTTTGGGGGCGGATGACGTGATTAACGTACCATTCTTGAAAATAGGTTAGAGAAATGGGGATGCTTCCGATGTTGGTAGAATAGAGTATATCTGATATTGCCGAACCAGCAAAACGCATAGGGTCTACTTGAGCAATAGCTCGCACCACCTTCTGCGTCCTCTCTCCCCCCTTGCACTCAATGTTCAGGTTTTTAACTTGAAACCCCAGAAGAGGGTCCATTACTTCAACCTTACCTAAAAGCACTTGCAGACTGCCGTTGCTCCCGTTTTTCTCGACAACAATATGTTGGAGATGATGTAGGATACCATCTACTAAGTCGCCTAAATAAAAATAGGGTACATTAATTGCGCCGGCGTTATCTTTCTTCAGTTGAATGCTGGCATATTGCTCGTATTCATCCCCTCCCTCTAGGGCATTCGCGGGAGTGTTTCCATTTGTACTGCTAAATTTAGCTAAATCCTTTAAAAGTGTATCATCTACACTATCTGTTTGGAGTGGTTCCCCAAAGCCGCGCGTGACTGGGTCAGAGGATGTGCGCGTTTTTGCCATCTGGGCCCTTTTTTCGGGGTCGGGTTCCTTGCTGATGAGGCCATCTTTATAGGTATCCGCAGTAATTTTGATATTATAGATTTTGTCGGTATCGTAGAGGATCGCCAAAAATCTTCTATACTTTTCCATCTTATCTTTCTTGCGCAGCTCAGACGCCTTCTTTGCGGCCTTCTCAGACTTGGTGGCAGGGACTTCAGGGACTTCGCCGGATTCGTCGGCGACGGGTGTCGCGGCGGGGGCGTCGGCGCCGCCCGATTCCTTGTCCTTCGCCTCTTTCTTCTTTGCCTCTTTCTCCGCTTCCTCGGCGGCCTTTCGGTCCTCACTATATTTCGTTTCGCCCTCAAAAATATCGGCTTTTTTCTCGCGCATGATACCAGATAAAGCTGCTTGGTAATCAATAGACAGCTCTACCGTTGCGTCATCTTTAAAATTAAGTTGATGTCGAGTGACTTGCAGATAAAGCGCAGTGTGAGTGTCCTCGATAGCAGCCTTAAAGGCTGCGGCCTGATCGCCGTTCATGCTCGTAGCGGCAACAATGGTATCGATAGATTCTGGAACGGACCACCCTACCAATACTTTTATTCTAAATCGGGCGCCCTCATATTCTTCATGAAGAACATCACATAGAGTGGCATTTTTAGGAATCGGCCTATCGACGGCCTTCTTGTCTTTAGAAGTGCGTGCGCCGGAGCCAATTATTAAGTCTAAATAACCAGCTTGTTCCCGGCCCGCTTTGAGATCATAGTCTCCGTTGTCTTTTTTATTTAGAGCAAACAAATCTTGAATACTTTGAAAATGGAGCTTCAGGTTAGCCGATATATTATTATCTACTTCGGCGGGATTGATGCCATCCAAAGACCACGAAAATGACTTGATGCCTGCACCAGGTATTCTTCCGTGGCCCAACATATCTATATCTGCTGGGTTTATAAACGATGGAAACGGAATCTCAGTTTCCCTGTAGGGCTCCAAGTAACCATCTCCTTGATAATCGACCCGATATATTCTTATTAGCGGAGACAAGAGAGCATAAGCATCCGGACAAGTTGCTAAAAGTGCCTTGACGGCATCGTCCCTGTTTCCGTGCTGAATGAAAGAAACTAAATTTCCAGGGTTGCTTTTTTCATTTGTAATACGGCCTAGGTATTTATAGGGGCCCGCGTTGTCTTTAATTGTTGTAATATACCTAATGTTTTCCATCAAGAAACATTGAAGATCAAACGGCTTTAAAAACCCCCCGTAACGGGAGATTGCATCTGCACCCTCTTTGACAGGATCTTGACTTACAAGAGGACGCGTCTCATCTGGAGTTGGGACAAAGGCGTCCGGGTCCGTATCTCCCACCATATCTTTAAGAATCTCATCGACAATGGCGTGAACACGCTGCGAGATAAGTTCTGGAAAGTTGCGAGCAATCCTAGATATAAATTTCTTCGCGAAGGCCATCCAGTTGCGGTCGTTAGCCTGACCCCTTCTATCAACATTAAAGACCACATCCTGTGGGCCAAACCACTGCTTTAGAGGGGTGTCATTCCTCGTAATGGCGGACGTTTGCGCTGGTTTGCCGGTGCCGGCGCGGGCTGCAGCCACAGTCGAGAGATACTTGTCCCATGGCAGATTCGCACTTGAGAACATACCCAGATCCGGGGAGGACCAGTTCTTCTCGTTGAACTCGCGATGAAAGAGATCAATAACGAGCTGGGCGTTGACGGGGTTCTCCGGTGTAGGGTGTGCCACAATAACCGCTCTCCAACGAGAAGAGCCCCCGCCACCCAAGTACCAGCCACGCGGGGCGCCGCCGAACATGGCACCCCCATAATTAAACTGGCCGACCGTAGCGAAAAGATTCATCCCGTATATTAAATCATTTTTGTTTAGGGTAGGCTTGCCTCCGACGACGTCTGTGCTCGAATTGTAAAGGGGTGCATAGGCGGCCAGGTCATTATGAATTCCGGCGGCAACATAGAAAGCGCCCTTGCCTTCTCCACTGTGCAGGCTATTAAATTTGGATACAACGTTCTTAGACTTCTCGGTTCCAGTACCAGAATAAATACTATTAATTTTTACATTGATTTGAGAGAACTGTTTCTCATTAATAAAGCCCACATAATCTGAGGGGTTTTCGGAGGCCTTCTTGCCGGGTTTTAGAAACCCATACGTTGGATGGTCTGCATAAAGATTTATGGCCTGCCCATAGGGGGCGGCGCTATCTTCCTTTGTCAACTCCATTGTAAGAAACAGGTCTACACACGCAGGTACGACCTGGTTGAGCCACTTGCGTTTCCACTTTTCGACCTCGTTAGCTTGAGTGGGTGTAGAGGTAGCCCAGTTCCAAAGGGCTACGGCTGCGCCGATGCCTGTCATAATATTATATCCTATCCGCCATAGTAGCCCAAGATTTTCTCCAGGGGAATGGGTATATAGACCACATCTCCTGGTGAGAGTTGTGATTCTGTGGGCTTCTTGTTATACTGAGCGATGACCCACCAATACGTAGGCATTCCATAGTGTTGCGAGGCTAGTTTATAGTAGCGGTCTCCCACCTTCCATATGTGTTGCACCCGCTGGAGGGTTCGAATCTCGTTGGTGGTGGGGTAGTGCAGAATTGCCGTGTTATATTGCCTAATCTGTTTAACCCCTCTCTGCTCAAGGACTTTTTGATATTCTTCCATGTCATTTGTTAAGATGGTTCTATCGTCGTATCTGGTTCCCATGACTAGTCGCCTCCTCCGATCGTGCTTTCTTCGGCTGCGGCCTCAGTGGCGGAAACCTCGTCTGGCTGCACCGTTGTTTGCCACTGGGCGCCCCACGCTCCCATGGCGCCGAGTCCTGGCTCAATTTGAGGCGACGTCTGCGGGCCGGACCGATGGGGGAAGTTTTGGAGGACGTCCGCCTGTTCTTCGCTTCCGCCAAATACATAGTTCCCCTTCGAGTCTTTACTCCACCCCACCAAGTGGGTATGCAATACGGTGAACTCTAATTGTACACTATAATGCTGATAATTATAAGTATTTCGGCCGCCAGTGGGCCCAAAAAACTGGCCGCTCTCGATAGTTGGAGAGTAACTAAACCCATTAAGAAACCCTGTTAGGCCCCCCAGTTCTTGAGCATTCTCCATCAAATTAACCCACCCCATCTTTAACAAAGGAGGAGAAGTCATCACCCTTTGGTTCAGAGCTAGATTTTTTTTGTTCTTGCCTTTGCCAACGGTTTCGGGTGAATATACCGGATAGAGAAACTGGGCTAGTTTATTAAGCTTTTCTTGGTTTGCGGCAGCTTCAAGAACATCAACAGCGAGGACGTCAAACTGAATACTAATTTTTCTACCGGTTCTTTGAAATGTGTAAAGATCGTCCATACGTCCGTAGACAGGAGTACCGGTCCATGTGGATTGGAATTGGTCGGAAAATTGACTTACCCACGCATCTAAACCAATCGACCGGTTGGTTGGAAGGTGAGTAATATTAATCCGAAGGGTGGGATCTTTAATTCTAGCTGCGCCCTTCGGGGGTTGCCTGAATACGCCCCCATGGCCGAGCGGGGCAGTGCGCGCATAACGCATCGCATCTTCTTCACTAATATGGGGTAATTCTATACCGTCGATCTTGATGTTATTTGCCATCTTCTTTCTCCTTTATCTCGGCGCTGCGGAGGACCAGGGAAGCAGTGATGCTCGACCCGCCGGGGAGTCCAGTGCTTTGACAATCGTAGCGTCGACTTCTTCTTGACCTATATAGACCGTAACATTAATTCCGCCTGCCCCATCTCCAGTACCACCGCCGAGGGCTTGCACGATGGGATTGGTTATGGTCTCTTTAAGCAGCGGCCCGAAGAGGCTCTTGAGGGCCATATTCTTTACCATGTCCAGAATACCAAACCCCTGTGCAGCTTTCTTTCCGAGGAAAGTGGAGCCCATTGCGCCGGCTGCGCCCGACGCCATATTCATTGGCATGGCAGTGCCCATTAGCTGGGTGAGGGCGGCGGAGAGTCCTCCGCCGGGTCGTCCTGCAAGGACCGTATCATTGTCGTCAATCCTGGTGACCTGGCCAGACCTGAGAATTGCACCGTCGGTGATCTTCTTCGGCGACGGTAGCCCTTTCGCTGCAGCGGCCTGATCCTGTGCAGCTTTCCTCTCTGCATTGGTGCCCCATCCGAAGAGCTTACCCAGGCCGCCGAACGATATATTGTTGGCAAACTCTACAGCCGAGTTTTTAAGAGCATCCATAGCACTCTGGCCTTGGGTAAGTCGATGAATGAATGACCCCAGGAGGCTGACGATCCACCCGATTGGGCCGCTGAAAGCAAGAACCTTTTTCCCCATGTCCACGAGGACCTCTGTCCAAGACATGCCCGCTTCCCTCAAGTTCATAATATGTTTGACGAGGAGCGCGATGCCGGCGAGTGCGGCCGTAATAAGAACATAGGGGCTCAAATTCCAGGCAACGGTGAGGGCAGTTTGGGCGGCAGTGAAGAGCCATGTCTGTGCTGTCCACAGCGCCTGCGCGATGCGGACAGCACCAGCGACGACCTTGAACTTCTGCATAAGGCTAATGAAAGATCCAAGCCAACTGAGCACCTTTATCGCAACTAAGGCTATCATGACATTCTTGAGTATAAGGGTTACGTCGTGCCCTTCCTTGAACTTAATGATCCATTCCGCCAAGGTCCTTATTCCGACCATAATGCCATCAGTTAAGCCCTTATTCTCTTGTATCAAAGATTGGAGCGCGAGGGTGAGGCCTTCCATAGCAGACTTGGCTTCTGCGGCGCGCTTGGCGGCCTTTTCCTGGACCTTGATTTGTTCTTCCTCTTCCGAGGTGAGACCCATCATCGCTTTGCGCAAGGTATCCACATCTGTGCCCATGGCGGCGGCAAATGCTTTTTGCTCGTACTTGCTTAAATCAGAGAACATAGTCCCAGACATGTCCATAGCTTCTTTCATCATCTCCATTCTCTCGTCTTCGGAAGCGTTGAGCATGTCAATAGAGTTAAGATACGGGCCACCCAATAGGGCGTTTAACTTGCCCACTGCTTTGCCCGCACCCTCAAAAGTATCGAACTGCTCGGTGAGTCCCAAGATCTCGTCAATTGAAAGCCCTGTGTCCTTGGACTGCATTTCGAGCTTACGGAATACATTAATCATGTCTGTTCCGTAGAATGAAAGCTTTTTGCTTGCGGACGCAAAGTCAGCAAACACGTCGCTGATGTTTTTGCCCAAGCTGACAGCAGTATCATCAAGCTGCTTAACCAAGTCCATCGATCCCTGAGCATCATAGCCCAAAGACTGCACGGCATGATCCATAATACCAGTGGTCACATCCATGCTGACGCCAAGCTGGTCATAGACCGCAACAGTACCGGCCACTTTTGTCTGCATACCATCGCTCATGCGAGTGAAAGAACTCATTCCTCCATAGAGCGACTCCAGAGATTTGCTAGCTTCGTCAAACCCTACTCCCGTTTGCTTCAGATTATTACGAACCGCAGATAAATTATTATTAAACTCTTTGCCCGCACCAGTATTCTGGCGAAACTTAGATTGTGCTTCGTCGGCAGCGAAAGCTACCTGCATAAACATATCAAAGAGTTTGAGCAAACCACCTGTGACCATTTTGTTGATGCTCTTCAGACTAAACATTTCTTTACTGAAGGCTTTAAAGTCGCCAGCAGCGCCGCCGGCGACTTCTACGATTTTACTGAGGCCACTACTAAGGCCGAAGATGCTATCCTTAAGTACTATGGCTGCTTGGATACCTTTCGCTTGTTCCTCGTTGAGTTTCTTCTGGGCTTTTGTTAGCCTCTTAAGCTTCTTTTCTGCCTTGTCGGTCGTGTCGGTCAGCTTCTTGAGCTGCTCAACTTGTTCTCTGGTCAGCTCTACGCCGGGCTCGAAGGTTTTCTTGAGGTCGATCTCTGCCTGGGCGGCGCGGTCGTATTCTATTTGAGCTAACTTCTGGTTTATCTCAATTAGGTCTTTTTCGCTAGTAGCAAGTTCTTTCTCTACCATCAGCAACTTTTGCCGGTCTTCGGCGGACATGAAACCAGAGCCTCCGCCTAGGCGCCCCCCGCCGAGGTCGGATTCCGAGCCTTCAGGCCTGTTCGCTTTTTTTAATTCCGCGAGGATTGCATTCAGAACAGTTGCGTCTGATGCGGTATCTGTGCCGTCTCCGTTAGCCATCGAAAACTACCTAGTTCTTAAACGGCCATTTCAGGCCGGTTTCGTTTTCAAACTTGCCGACGGCGCCGTCGAGGCGGTGGCGATAATTTAATGTTTTGGGGTCACTCAAGCCATGTTTAATATAACTGTCCATGTAGCGTCGCTCCCGCTTAAGGGCATCAAAAAAGCTTTCAATTTGAGCATCTGTACCGCGGAGAGCCATGGGAACTTCAACCCCTGCGTGCATCAGGCTGAGGAGCAGTTGGTTAACCTGCTTGGAGAATGCTGTATAAAACTGCCCCTCTTTCAAAAGAGGGTCGTTGAGGTCAATAATAATTTTTTCTTTAGACATGGTCGCGGATCTCCAAAATAAATAGTTTCACAAACAAAAATCCGCTCCTTTTAAGAACGGCTGCTTGAGGAAGACTCTTCCATGGCTTTATTTTGCTTCTCGAACTCTTCAATCAACCGCGTAAGAAACCACCTGCGTAGCTGAACAGGAAGGTTATAGGCCTCAAAGAAAGACCACCCTCCGTAATGCTTAAGAGCAAAAAACTCTTCGTATACTACTGCTTGGTACTCACTTGTTAGGCCAAAAAAACGCCGCAGTTAGCGGCATACCCACCTTCCCGAGATGGCCGCACTCCTCACACTCGAACTCAAACGTAAGATCAAGATCCGGGGTAAGATCGTCGTAAATGTTGCGCAGCTTTCGCGACATCATGGCGGGAATTTCATTAGCAAACTTCTTAATAAGATTGCGGTCTGTAATATCGTTAACGCTAACGATAATCGCCTCAAGTTGGTCAGTAATCATCGCATCGGGGAGCTTACGCTTCTTGCGTGTCTCTCGGCGACCGGCAACGAGTTTTTCGTCTGAGCCCTTAAGAAGTTTAACTTCTACTCTTAGATTAAACTCTTCAAAAGAAATAATATAATTTCCATTGTCGCCTTCTGTAACATTATCCGGCAGGTCGACGGATTCTTTGGTAGTCAGCTCATCAAGATTGAGGCTCTCGTCCGTAGTGGCGCTGCAGCCCGGGCATGTAAGTTGCGTTTCATAAAACGGGCCATAGCCTGTCTTGCGTGCTGCGATCAATAATGCGTTCTTGTCGCCAATAAGCAGATCATTAACTTTAATTTCTTTATTAACGATGACTGACTGTAATAGCCTGTCAAGTGCGAGGCCTTTTTTAAGGAGTGCCTCCGAGGTAAGGATATCTTCCTCTTTGGCGGTCATGTGTCGGATCTCGATTGTGTCAACACCGCAGAGAGGATGAGTCTCTGCGTAGTGTTCTCCGCCGCTGGGGAGTTCTACAAATTCTGTGGGGGTGACAAAGGAAAAGATGCTATCTTCACTGCTTCCTTTTGTCATTAACGGAGCTGGGGGGTTTTCATCACTCGGCGGCTCATGCGTGAGCCCGGAGCGATTAGAGTTTTTTCTTGCCATTCGGCACCTTCTTTCTTATAAGTAAGCCCTGGACTTGGTTAATCAGTGACAACCGTGAAGGACTCATACGTAGCCCAATCATACTTGAAAGTTAGATCAATGTTAAGTATTTCATCACCAGAATAGTCTAAATCGCCAAATTTAGCATCAAGAATAAAGGCATTTTGGAGTTTCCATGTGCCGGCGATGGCGCCAGTACCCGTTAGCTCGTCTACCTCTACCTGGCCTAACGCAGCCAGTGCGCCCGCCTTATTAACCGTACCAACGTTTCCTTCGACTAAGGCCTCTTGCTGATCGTTGGGCTTCAAGTAGCCGGACTTGATCAGGGCATCATAAATAACCTTATTTCCGTCAGGGGTTAAAGAGTTAACGATGCTAGCAGCACAGTCATTCCATAAAACGCTACCGGGGTAGTAGTAAGTGTTGCCGAGAAACTTGTGCTCTGTGCTCGAAACCGTAAAAGAAGGCTTCGTAAAAGTCTTGGCCAAGTATTCCTGGTAAGTGTGTTCTTGGTCCTTTGAGATCAAGTTAGGTAACCTCAAGATAAATCTATGTTGTCTTTTCGGTTCGGATAAAGGGCTTGTCCAAAATGGCATTAGTTTAGTTCTCCCACAGTTCTAAAATTAAATAGTTGGCCTGAGCAAAAAAACCTTTCTGATTATCAATCATCGAAGGAGGCCCCGGTCCGGGTAATATTGAAATCAATCGCGATATATTCAATGGCACGAGTTGGCTTCAGGAAGATCTTAGCATACAGAATATTTCTGTCTACCAAGTCTGGTGTAGTAGTAGTCTCGTCTAGGACCACCTTGTAGTCAGTTAGCCCAAAGTTAGTCTTAACATCGGCCAGGAACGGATCTACCCGAGAGGTAAAGCGTGCCCAGGTTGTCTTAACATTGGGATCAAACAGGATCGTGGCGGCCATCTGCGAAATTCGCTTCTTCACGAAGATCATGAGGCGTCGCACGTTAATGCGGTCGAGCGCAGACGGGGTCACCTGAAGTGTCTTCTGGCCGAAGATCACAATACCTTCCGCGGGGAACTTAGCAATCGGGTTAATGTTTGCGGCATAGAGATCATCACGATCCTTGCGGCGTAGCTGGTGAGCCACATCCAACACCGGGATTCCAGCAGAGCCCTCTGTGAGACCTCCACGATTGAATCCGGCGGGAGCAAACCACACCTGTGTCTTGCGCTGCGAACTTGAGAAAGTTCCAATTGCTGCGACAGAAGGCGGCAACCACAAGAGCTGACCTCCGATGGTGTCCCTGGCTCGCACCCACGGATAGAAAGTACAACCGTAAGAGGTATTAAGCCCTCGGGAGCGAAGATTGGCGATGGCTTGAGTAATAGTGCTGGCGCTGTTGTTTCGAGCGCTCGATGTCCCCTCTGCTCGGGGCTGAAATCCATCTGGCAAGTCGATAACAGCCAGCGCGTCGGCGCGGTCCTCACAAATCCGAATTAGATTAGTGGTGAGGGCCTCGTTGGTGACACCTGGGGCCGAGAGAAGATTCATCTCGGTCATCTCAGGATCAGCAACACTGTCGGCGGAGCGTCGAATCGAGTTAAACTGATAGCTAGTGCGATCATTGATACCCGAAATGCCCGACATAATGCTGTTACGGAATGGGTCCATCTCATCGATGTTCAGACCGTCGAAGCCACCATAGAGAGGCACGCTAAAGCGATCATATCCCGCATCCAAAACGCCGCTAATGGCGCCAGAGACGGCAGTGTAAGACGTTGTGCCCCCGGCGACCGGACCAGAGCCCGACGACCAAGTTGCAATGCCTCCTACACCGGAACCAGAGAGGTCGTCCAGAGTGAAAAGGACACTCCTTTCCGTCAGTGATCCAGTGCCAGCAAACATGTTAGCGACGATGCCGCCTCGTGGGCGCAAAGTATCAATATTAGACTGGGCAAACACGGTGCCGCCGACCGTTCGAGTCGTCTGGAGGCCGAAGTATGCATCAGTAAAGGTTGAAAGGGCGCCTTCAGAAGAGTTAGCGCGGAATTCGGGGGCCGGGTAGTAGACAGAGGCACTTAGACTTGATCCACTAATTATGAAAACGCTTCCAGACGTTGCTGAGAAGAAGTTTGTTGCCATGGCACCATTCGACGATCCAGTTACCCAGTTTGCAGTCGTAGCTGTTGTAGGGGCTGCGGGCAACAAGCCGGCGTCGGTGACGGGGCCGTCGGTGGAGGCTACAACAAGAGATGTACCCGTTTCATCTTTGTATTTGATCATACCCTGGAACCCAAAAGGAAGGTACATGGCGCTTAAGAGGCCACCTTCGACATCAGGATTAATCTCTACACGGATGAACCCGGATCGGTTATCATAATCACCAACTTCTTGGTAAATACGATCATCTTCGCGCCAAGATAAATACTTGTCGCCGATCTTGCGTCCCACATAATTCAAGGACTCCGGATTAAGGTCACACTCAGTGAACTGCTCAACGACCTGGACTACGTTGTCCGAGTCAGACAGTCGCCGGACCAGGACCGTAAAAGTACCATAATCACTTGACTCATTGGTGGACTGCCGAATGTCCTGAATAGAAATCTTAAGGTTTCGGGAAGACCAATCACCAGCTTCTCCAAGGGCATGGAACTTTATCAAATTAGGTTGTCGTTGATCGCCAATGTCACAGCCTACAATCCAGCCTGTCTGGGCATTCTGGACGCCAGAATTAAAATTCGACCCAGAAAGGTTTGCGCCAATGGCTTTGCCGCCGTAGAGTTCTGCCACAGCCGCAAAAGTTACTCCGCTGGTCGGAGCGACGTTGGCTTTCATAAAACGATCGAACGATTCCCCAAGGAAATAGTTCAACCGATTCGAAGAATCCGTGATGGCGCTATTGAGCAGCTCAGGATTAGTATTAAAAACTTTGCGGATATATTTTGAACTGTTTCGATCAAAGTTAAAGGAGGCTGTCATGGCGGTGAGGTTAGTATCTGAACCACTTATAATCAATTTGTATTGATAGGTGTTCGTGGTTTGATTCATGATGAGTGCGTTCTGGTAGCCGCCGTCTGGGAGCGACGAGATCTCAAGGGATCCTGAGGTAATAGTGGGCCCCGTAGAGTCCGCGGAACAACTTTGCTCACAGATAAAGCTACCCGTGAGGCCAATGCTTGCGTTGTCATTAACGTAGAAGATAGCACCAAGGGATCCCGTGACAGAGCCAGAGGTTGTAGTGGCACCAGAGCCAGACTCGAATACAAAAAGACCGTAGGCCTTAGTTTGAGTCCAGCCGGCGAGTCCTTCACCCGTCGCGGTGCCCTCAGTTGTCTGAGCACCGAGAAGGCGGATAAAGGTTAAGGGAGAACTGTTGCGAAGATACGCCTGCGCAGCATAAGCTCCATAAGTCGGGGCCTGGAGGCTGGCACCATCGCGCCATACATCATTTCCGGTTTGGCCCGGGGAGGGATTACCGAAAATCTGCACAAACTCTGAAAACGAGCTGACGGTGGTGGGTCGAAGGGCTGGGCCCTTTGCGGCGCGGCCGATGATGACGGGGCCGATTCCTGCCGGCGAGGCGGGCAGTTGGGAGTTATCAATCTCATTGATAAAGACCCCGGGTGATACAAATCTGTAGTTTTTAACTGACATTCGCTACGATCTCCTAATAACAGTAGAACTTTCAGAAGTAAATAGTCTTAATCCGGTCCAATAGTATTATTCTCTATAAAATCCGTCTTTTATGTTATCCGGGATATCCCCAAAGATAGTTCTTTCGCGGGAAAACTTATATTCAACAGCGTTTTCGCGCTTTATAATTTTGGGCTTTTCCTGGTTTTCGCCCTCTCCGATCAAATACCCCAAAACGTCAATACTGATGGTATGCTCATAGTTGCGCCGGTCCATTCCCAAGGCCGCCTTGTTAGATCCGTCGGCAAAGTTCCCATCTATAAAAGTCTCATAATAATGATTCTCATCGTGGATCATCTTAGGCATACGAGAATTACCTGGTATAGTAATAAAAGGCTGCAGTAGCTGATTGATCTGCTGCTGGTATTCAGTTCGCAAACTTATCTCATATTTCACAGTGACCCACGTGGGGATTGGAATTGTAATGGTTTGATATACCGTGCGCTGGGTCGACATATTTCTTTTATTGGTGTTAACATTTTTAGATGTTATGTTGTTGTCCGGGCCAAGCTTACGTTTCGAGAAGGCATTTTGAAACTCGGCCGTCTTTTTCTGATTTATCCGGCGAGCAATCGTGATGACGCCGCCCTTGTCGTCGGCCACCGGATATAAATTAGCATAAATTGAACCCCGATTGCCAGGCTCTTTCACAACGCTGGCCCGGTTTACACTAATGAGCGGTAACTTTAAGATCTCGTCCTGGCCGCGTAGATCTTTGTTGTGTTTTATTTGATAAGCGCGCTCGGCAGAAACCCACAACACTGGTACTTTTTTAAATCCTTCGTTGGTGGTCACCGAGAGATTAAGTTCCTCATCAATGAACCTAAGCATAGCCGCATCGATGGTTTCTAGGGACGATGGTGCGAATTCTATCTCATGTAGTTTGTCCGCTACCTTGGCATCGCCAACATAATCATTTTTAGTGGCCTCTTTGTCTTCGATTTGGGCTTGAGTACGTTTGCTCCTAGACATCTATATTACCCTACAAAAATGCCACTAGGAATGTTTTGAAGCACCTTAGCGGTGGAATCTTGCAATCCTGAGTCCACAGTGGCCATCTCTGCATACGTAACTTGGTCGAGAAGGGTTTTAAGCTCGTCTCGCAACTGATCTTGTTCAGCCTTCGCTTGCCCCAACAGCTCGGACGCATTCAGTGTAACGCTCTCTCCTGGTATTGGCACCGTGGCGAACTTGCCACGTACCTGGCCGAGGATCTCTTTTGTCAACGCAAGGGCAAATCTGCGGATCCATTGCTTTCCAATAGAGTTAATTTTATTATAAGGAATATTATTGAATGGCAACTGATTCATGTTGTTGATTCCATTAATACCTGAGCGGGGCTGTCCCGCACCCTCTTCCCACGGCGCAAATTGGTTCTCAATAGAGAACTGGACCCAGAACTTCTTCGGACCAGTGCTATCCGGCTGGGGGAATATCCTTAACTGATTGTTTTTTATCTCATAAGAATAGTGCGAGATGCGCGTATAGATGGCATCTTCATAGGCCATGGCCTGGAGCTTGTTCTGCCAGGTCGGGACCACCTCGAACGTGGAGTCGTCGGCGTATTGGCCGTAGGTTCGCAGATTGCCAACGACAGAAAATCCACCATAGTAACCATAAAAGCGCCACATGGCTCGGGGAGTTCGGAAATATACCTTACGGATGATAACCCTCTTGTCGTCGACCTCTCCGAAAAACGGAACAGAGGCCGAATTGGCAGATGATCCAGATATCAAAGTCTGTAAATCATAATCTTGTTGTCCCGTAACTCGCTCGAAAGATGCTGAATAAATAGGAAGCGTACCTCCTATGTTGGTTTCTGTGGCAGATCGTTCGGAAACGCGACGAGCAAAACCATAATCAAAACGAGGATATGCTAACTCAATGTCAGAACCGGATAAGGCATGGCCCGCTATTATCTGCCCGTCCTGATCGAAAGAGGCGGTTGGCGCGCCCAGCATATCAGACAGTACGTTTTTTGATTGATGCAGGTTAACTAAGTAAGAATATTCTAATACAGCCTCTTCGTAGGCTGAGTATACACTTCCTTCGGCAAGTTCAATATCTAAAACATCGCCCCCGAGCTTTTTATAAGTATAGGCCACCTGGTCGGCCGCCCCTGAGAAGAACGCTACCGACTCATATATCCCAAAAGGGAGCGTGGCCGCAACATTGCCGGCATTCCCGGTAACTGGTAGGATGTTCGCATTAAAGGTGGATGCGGGGTTAAGATTAGGTATTGCCATGTATGGTCCTCTCTTGCTCTAATACTAAATAGAAAGCCCCGCCTCAAAAGAGACGGGGCTTTCACTATTTTGACCTTAAGTCAAATATGGCTAGACTAAGTCTTCTACAACAACCAGTCCATACATATCCGGACGCACCATCTTCTTGGCATATCGAGTCATCACGCCCTTGCGAGGCACGAAGTCTTCAACACCGAAGATCGTAGGTGTGGTCTGCAGTGGCACATAAGGTGCATACACATAACCACTCTCAAGGAAGCTACTTCCACGACGGCCAACAAGGACCAAGTTACGCGGGAAGTAAGGATCGACGATAACGTCGAACTTCTTCGAAAGCGAACCAACCTTAACAGCGCCCGCGTCTCCGCGATCGCTATCAGCAGTCACGTTGGCACGGAAGCCAGCGGTGAACTCAAGCAGATTGGCAATTTCAGGTCCGCAAACCACGAAGTTAGCCGCACCACGAAGAGTCTTACGGTGGATCTGAGCCGACACATCATTGATGGTCTCAATGAGAGTCTCATACCATTCACTCACGTTACCCGTGAAGTCAGGCGGAGAAGCCGCATTGGACGCATCCAGGCCCGTCAAGCGATTAACGAACTTGCCGGGAAGGCGTGACCAGTAACGAACACCAGCCGTAGAGCCTCGAACGAGGTCTTCCACGATCTCACGATCGATTTCAAGTGCAACCTGCTCAGACAGAATCTGAGTAAGCTCGACTTCAGCGTCAAGGTTGTGGTAGGCGTTAAGATCTTGTCCTAACTCCGGGGTCCACTTGGCCTTGAGCTTCTTGGTGACCGCAGTAACGGACACACTGTCGACCTTGATGTCGATCTCAGGAATGTTCGGATTGTTCTCAAGTCCCCAGTTGGGAGCACCAACAAGAGCACCAAGAGCATTCGCACTACCACCCTGAGCAGCGTCAAAGTTGTCCTTCATCGGCCATGACCACACAAAATCTGAAGCGGCGGAACCAGTGATCTGCTCGAGCGCATCAGCAAATGTAAGCGTCGATGGAACAAGCCATGTCATCAAAAGATTTGTCGACGTCTGGTCATCAATTCGTCCGTTCAGCGACGCCGAACTATACTGCGTTAAACGACGCTGTAGGCGAATGTTACCCGCGCCGCCGGAGCAATAGATAGCACCAAAGGCGTCACCCGAAGCACCAGCAGAAGCCGAAACCTGAATGGCGACGAGATCCTCTTTATTGAATGCAGATGCATCCGCCGTAATCAGAGCAATCGGAACCTCGGTAACAACGACCTGGGAACCAGAAATGTCCGGATCAAACTGAGCCATCGCACCTAAGGTGGCGGATGACGCACCCTCAAAGCCACGGATATTTCCTGTAACGTTCCAATCGGTGCCAGCGGTGCCGGTGACCGAAACCCGAAGCGAGTTGCCCACGCCGGCGACGGTGACGGCGGCTACGCTCGCAATAGAACCCGTCGGAGACGAGTAACCATTGTTGAGCGCGTATGGTCCACGCTCTGCGTCCTGGAAGTCGTCGCCAACCTTACCAAGGCTTACACCACCGGTAATCTGCGCACCAACCACTCCACCACCGTAGAGCGAAGAACCGGTGGGATATCCCAATCGGCCCAGAGCTGTTCCACCGTCTCCAACCGTCTGTGAGATGGTGAAGTCGAGGAAGAAGATGAGGCCCGAGGGCAAACTCATCGGCTGAACGCTAACGAGATCGTTGGCGATCAGCGCGCCGAAAACTCGGCGAACGAGGGGGAACGCCACAGCGGCGAAGCCCTCAACGTCTCCACCACTCATGGTGGAAGACTCACGGAGAAGCTCTTTTGCCTGGTTCTCAAGCAATCGGGCCATTCCGTTCCGAAGTGTGTCATCGCCTAAACCTTCAAGAAGTCCAGTGGACTCCCACTTGCGAATAAGGGCGTCGCCCTCAGCAGCAAGATCGCGGTTAACGATACCTTCGGTTAATTTCTGTACAATAGACATATTATAAACCTCCTATAGTTATGTTGAATGTCATTTATTCAAACCTGCTAAACGTAGCATTCGACCCATTGCTGGATCTTTTGTTACCGTGTTGTCTCTCTGTGAGTTGAGTAAAAGCGAGGCTGGCCTCTGAACCGCTTCACGAAGTGTTTGGGGGCGTACGCGGGGATCAGCCGCTCCCCCCACTGCGTTTTGAATCGTTTCATAGATCATACTCGTTTCTTCAACAGAATTGGCAGATTGAACAGCTTCGACAATTTGATTTTTTTGTCGCTCATTCAAGGAGGCGCTGCTTAGTGCCTTGTTTTGATAAACAAGCTTGGCGTTGTCTAGGTTCAACTTTGTAAGTTGTTCCTTCGACATCATTAAGAGAGCACGAAGCTCTCTTGTTGATTCTTTAAGTTGGGAAATCTTGGCCTCATAAAGTTCCGCGTCGGATACAACGTCGGGGGCCGTTTCAACTTCCTCTTCAATTTCCTCTTCTTCGAGGTGGGCGGCCTGTGCGGCGGCCATGGCATCATCGTTAGCCTGGATGATGCTATTGTCGGCAGAGTTCATCGACGCCCAGCCTTGTGGTCGTGGGGTCATGTCAACTACCAACTCTTCGATAAGGTCATCTATCATCTCCGTGGTGAGATTAATATCTTCATCCTCGTCGGACTCGATGGAGGCGGCGCCTTCTTTGGCGTCATCCTCAAGTTCTGTGGGAGTGATGATACCGGACTCTTCAAGGGCATCAGCCATGCCTAGGGCATCGGTGAGATCCTCACCACTTGCCTCAGCTCCTTCGGCCTCTTCCTCATCAATACGGGTTTTGAGCTCATCAAAATCGATTTCAATTAATTCATCATCGGCCGGAGCGTCGATCTCTTCGTTTTGAAAAGAATAGGGAACTTCGTCGAGAAAAGAGGTATCCGCGCTTTCGCCGGAAGCCTCTTCTGTCGGGGCGCCGCCCAAGCCTAGGTCCATCTCGTCCTGTTCTAAAAGGGTATTAAGTGCGCCCTTCACTTCGGCCGAATACTTCTCTAGTACGGTGTTTTCCGCGTTTTTAAGTGCGGCGTCCTTAAGGGCTTTAGCGTCTACAATCGCTTCTTCTAACAGTGAAGACATAGAATTACTCCAAATCTGATGACTTATCAAAAATAAATAGTTCGTAAGATGAGGAAATGACTAATAGTTGTGATTTCTAACTCAAATCAGCCGCAGTAAATATAACCATAAATGCCAGTAGCCTGTCCATTACCATCAAATGTAACATCTTCCATAGCCTTTCCTACCGTGTAACTACGCATAATATCATCTGACTGCTTCATTAAGAATCCTGGGGTTGTGCTCGTGCACAGCAAGTCACCAGCGGATACTTCGCCGCCTTCATTACACACTTTAAAGCCCGTCAGGTCTGTGGTCCCATAATTGCTTTGGCGACTATCGCCCAGGGCGGCTAGTTTCCATAATGTCTGGAACTTTGCAGTAGGCACCCATTCCCCTCCGCTCTCTTCGGCCATATTACACTGAATTCCCAGCGCGTCTGACGCAACTCGTGAAACTGTGGCATCATCAAGGGTTAAAGGCCACGCTTCATCGCCGGAACTGCCGGAGTTTTGCAGATCGGACAACACACTATACCAAGCGATACCACTCACATTCTTCTGCATCGGCGAAGAAGAACGAACAATCTGACCATTTTCTAATACACAGCAATCGCCCACTGTGATGTTCTCGTCATTACTATAATAGGGGTGTCCCTCCGTGAACAATCCCGCGGTGGTCTTCACACCGTTGAGGGTTGTAATGGTATTGGAAGCGCCGGATTCATAGATACGCATCACTTCGTTGCCGCCCACATCAATATTAAACCTTTCGCTGTTAGTAAATTTGTATTCTATAATTCCTTCGTCAATGTCTGAACTGTCTCCGAAAAAAATCCGGGCGCGTGATCCTCCCGATAATAAGCTGATACCAGCATTGCCGCCAGACTCCACTACAACTTGAGAGTCAGCTGGGGCCCCTGCGGTGCTAGAGTCTCCATCGGTAACATGAAGTTCCTTGCCGGACCAGGGGGCGAAGCCTATACCTACCGAACTGCCGCTTACTATTAAAACGTCGTCGCCTACTACAAGATCTCCGGATCCTGAAATATCACCTATAACGGATAGTGCTTCGGACGGCGATGCGGTGCCGATGCCTACACGGCCGTCGGAGGTGACCACAACCTTACTATCGGCGGCATTTGTGCCTAGGTGTAGTGCTGAGTCTGCGCCGGCCAATAGTTTTATCTCGCCACCCGAAGTCAAGTTAAACCCTCCGGTACCCAGAGAATAGAACTCGGTACCGCTATTTCCTTGAACGTAAATCGTCGTCTGGGTGCTGGCGTTATTGGTGTTTAGGTACAAATCCGTTCCAAAAATAATACCGCTAGAGCTGATGGCGCCATCGACGACCAGGGGGGTACCCGAGCCGGACACGTTTACGACTGCCCCAGACACCGCTAGAGTTAACTCTCCGCCGGCAACGAGGCCGATGGCGTCCTCGCTCCAGTCTATATAAGTATTTCCCTGGGCATCGTTTTGATTATAGATGTCGCCCC